TGTTCGCCTGAGCCACGCTGCGTAATACCTTCAACACGCTTTAGTAGTAACTGAATCTTTCCGGACTCGGAAGGCTTAACAATGTTGACGCCTTTACCGGCAGTGAAGTCGTCCCAAAGTTTTTGATACGCCATCTTTGTGGAAGCGTTTTTGTTTGGATTGTAATGAGAACCGTTTTCTAAGAACTTCCATAAAGCATCAGCGTCATCGCCGGCATTTTTGCCGAGATGTTTGAACGCTTGCCCTTTGTCAATACCAATTGGCGTTATCGCCGAATCGCTACTGCTGCTTAAACGAATGAATTGTTCGGTGTGCGAGTCGTAGTTGCCGATAATCCAGTCGGCTAATTGGTTTTGTTGCAACGCTTCAACTTGTTGCTCAGAAAGTTTCGTCGGGTCAAAAACGCCGGAGTTACCGAACGCCGGCTTCACGCTGTCAACACGACCGCCTTCGGACAACACTTTATGTAGCGAACCGGTTTGTCCGTTGATCGTAACGAGTTCAACTTCAGCGTGCGGTACGCCGAGCATTTCCATTGCGTTGTTTGTTGCTACTTCAAGTTCCGCTTGCCAACGCTCCTGCGGTTTGAATATGTATTGTTGACCTGTTGAGTCCGTATAGACACGCTTCGGGTTTTGGCCAGCCAATTTGGTTGACGCTTGTGCGTCTAGTTTCAAGCCACCTTTGATATCAGGAACGTCCCAAGGTCCAGTTGTTGTTTGAGTTGCCGGCGAAGGTATTGGTGTTACCGGTCCATCGGGCAGTTTGACGGTTACCTTCGGCGGACCTTTCTGTGGTTTCGGTGCTGTTGGCGCAGTCACGTTTACGGTTGCCAACGGGTCGTCAAACAGTTGAGGGTTGTTGCTGTAATGATCGCCGAGTTTGCGTAACGGCGTACCTTTGTTTGGCAAGAACTTAGCGCCGATAGAACCGTCGTCGGCTGCACGGAAAATGGTTCCATCTTTTTTGATGATGAACTTTTTGCCGTTGTTGTTTGTATAGCGAATAACGTCGCCGTCAACAATATGTTCCGGTAAGTCTTTAGTTGCTTTGACTTTGATTGGTCCGGTTGGTTTAACGGTTGGCGTAGTCGGCGCAGCAGCCGGCGTTGGCGTAACCGGCGCAACAGGAGTTTTAACTTGCGGCAATTCAATTACTGACGGTTTCAGTTGAACGGTTGTATTTGAAAAACCGTTCATCTCAAACTCAACAGCCAACTCGTCCCAATAATCCTCGTCAAGAGCGTCAACACCTTTAAGCCACGTGCCAGTTTCTTTATCAAAGTATGACCATTCCTGCGTGTTCTTATCCCAACGCCGGCTTTGATAGATACGATTATTTTTTATTGAGTTGACTTGATAGACGCCGGAGTTCGGACTGACTTCAATGAACTCAACGTCTATTCCTTCAAACGGAAGTTTGACAACATTCGTATTCGTTAACTGAACTGGCGCCACCGGTGTGATGGTTGGTTTGAGTAATTGTCCTGAAGTTTTTAGCGACTTCAATTTGTCAATTAGTTCTTTAGTGCCTCCGGGATAACCTCCTTCCATGTCAACAAAGTTGTTGATGGATTCTTGTTCAAACCAAGTTCCGGTTCGTTCGGAGTAACGGTATTTGAAACCTGTTTTTGTTTCATATTCCCAAATGCCTTCAGACAGTTGATACATCTGTTTCTGTTCGCCGTATGCGTCAATGATTGAAACGACTTGTTGGTCAGCCTTCGGTATTTTGCTGACGACGTTAATGTCAATAACCGGTTTGACTATGAACGGGTTGTCGGTTTCCTTAAGATGTTCAATCAAAACTCCGAGTCCCGAACCTTTTGTGGGAACAATTTGTTCTGACATGAAACCGTCGTATCGGTACACTTTGCCTTCCGGCGTTATCAAGTAACTTGTTCCGGGTTGGAACGGGTCGTGTAGGTGAACATCGCCGTTTGGCCAATATTCGTGTTCCATTATTTTGCCGTTGGTAGGTACTTTGATTACACCTTCGGGTGGCGTGTTGACTTTTGGTTTAACAGGAGTGACATCAACGAACGCCGGCGGTTCAACAGTGAGCGTTGGGTTCGGGTGCTTAGTTAAAATGACGTCAACAGTGTCAGATATTCCTGAGCCTTTGGCCGGAAACAATAATTCTTTTGTTCCCCATTTGTCGTACATGAAAAGTTGTCCGTCGGTATCAAGAATGTAATCGCCACCGCCACCGTGAATAATTGTTTTGCCGTCTGGTTGGTGAGTGAACGCATACGTGGTGTCGGTTTCGGGGAAGTCCATTTGTATTGACGTTTGTTTGTACGGGTTCGGCGTCATTGCGTCAATAGTTTCACCAAGCGCCGAATTCGGAGTCGGTTTGATTGTTGACGGTATGCCGGACTGCGATATGAAAGTAACAGTCCCGTCATCGTTCAATAAGTATTCAAGGCTGGAGTCCGAAGGGTTAAGCACTGACGACGTTCCGTCAGGGTAATGCGTATAAGACCAGACGCCATTACTTTTCGGATACGTGATTGGTAATGCTTCGGTAGTCGCAATAGTTGTTGATGCTTCACCGCCAACACCTAACGCTTCGTCCGCTAACGCTTGCGCTTCCGATGCTGACATACTCGGTTCAAGAGATACCGGTATAACTTCCGATGTTTGCGGAACGACGTCAATAACGATGGGCGTGTCGGCAGCGGTTTGGCCAGCCTCCGTCAATTTTCCCGGAGTAAAACCAAGCGGATTCTCAGGCGTGTTACCGCCAATAGGTTGCGGAGGTGTGTGCGTCTTAACGTCGGTAACGAGCATCATTGTGCAACGACAGTTCGGGTGCGCCGGCGGTGTCATGCGTCCGGTAGAGAACGGTTTGTTTAATGGTTGTAGTTGCCCGTTAAGCGGTGCGCAAATGTTGCATACGTCAAAGCGTCCCGTTGACCACTGCTTGCGAGAGTTCTTAGGAGAGATAATGCCTTTCTTTTCCATTTGAAGGAACGACTGAAGTTTGCCTTCGTTGTTGGCCGTCATCATTTCGGTACGTGCGATAGTGCGTGCTCTTGCTTTACGCAGTTTGTCAGCGTACTTCTGCGTATCCTTCTTAACTTTTTCTACAGCCTTAGAGCCGGTAATACCTTTCTTGGCTAAGTCTTTCGCTATCTTTTCTGCCCGTGTCGCAACCGCTTGTTCGTAACGTGTGGTTAAACCGTTCACGTTAGTTCCGAACAGCGTCGCTAAAGACTTCGCTGGGTCGGTAGTTGGGTTTACAAGTTTTAACGCTGCAACAAGATCGCTTTGTAGTTGTGCCGGCGTCCGCCCAACCTTGTATGCACGTGCGACAACTTGGCGTATCGCTTCACGCTGCGACTCAACCATGTTTGTCACTAACTGTGCGGACTGTTTCTTAGCGAACGAGATCGCTCCCGGTGCAGTTTGGTCAAACGTGTGTTGCATGACGATCTTGGAAGGCAACGGCGGTGTAAGCGATTCGGCTTTGCCTATTGCTGCGTACTGGTTTGAAATGCTTTGTACGGTTTCCCGTGTTGTGATGACCGCCGACTCAACAAGTTCTTTGAGCAGCAAAGTTTCAATGACGTCTTGGAGAGGCGCTAAAGCGTTCAGTACCGTACGGTTATAGGTTGCGATATCTCCGCCGTCTATGAGCCTCTGCGCTGCGTCTCTTGGTATCAAGTCGTTCGCTCGGAGGATTACGTCGGAAAGCGCTTTCTCGTTCTTAGAGAGCGTCTCAGTGCCGGTGTCTCGGTAAGCGGTTTCGCCGGCTTTGCTTTTGAATAACGGCAAACGTCCCCAAAGGTCGCTGCGCTTTTTGCTGACACGGACAACGCCGGTCATTTTAGACCTGCTCGGCTTGACCCTGTGGCAAACCAGCCAAATTACGCAAATGGTTTTCTAGGTCGGTGTCGGGGAATAGCGGTGCGCCGGCTTGTGCTAGTGCGGTGACGTATGCTGCGATTGCTGCAATGTCCACGTTCTTTGGTGGCGTGTACTTCAAGGTTGGCGACAGTTCCTCATTGACGCCGTTCAAACGCATCAAGCGAGGAATGGCGTGCTGGTTGAACACTTCAGCAATTTCGGACAGGTATGCGTCAAGGCTCTTGATGAACAACTCAATCTTGCTGACCGATAACGCTTGCGAGCCAACTTGTTCGTGGCCAAGCAGAAGGAAGTCGGCGAGTACCGTCATTGCTATGCGCTGATCGTAACGGCCAACAATGGCGTCAGTATCAAACTGTCGGCGTCCGCCAGTAGAAAGCAGTTTGAGTTCGTACGCCGGAAGTTTTGTATCCGGGTCGTACGCCATCGGGAATACGATGCCTTCTTGCTCATCACGTTTAATGTTCCGAACGATCTGTTTGATTGCGTCTAGTGCTGCACGCTCATCACTGGTTGCGTTATTGGAAAGCATTTGAGGCGGAACTAGCGCAACAGGCATACCGGCGAGGTCACGCTCAATACCGATCGCTTCAATTTCTTGGATACGGCGCTTGTAATACCAAGGTACGTAAGCGTTACGGAGAATGGAACGTCCTTGAGGGTTGTTGAGTTTCGCAGTTGTGCGGAACAGCAACGCTTTCTCAATAGGGATAAACACTAAACCTTTGTTGGGTGCGCTTGTGTCACGTTGGTATGCGCCTTGAATACCGCCGTTCTCGTCTAGTTCCCAGCGTTCAATAGTTTCTTGTGAGCGTGCCGGCAGTTTGCGCCAAGCGATACGCCCATCGTTGTACTTTGAACGGGTGCGTGGGTCGTTCGTATAGCCACGCCGGTATTTGTAAACGAGTTCGTGATAACTGTATCCGTGAACTAGGAACGAAATAATGCTGGCGAGCGTGTCGTGCCAACTGTCGCTCATGTCGGTTATGCACTGACCGATGAACTCCGCTTCACGGGTTGCTGCCTCATTGTTTTCTTCAGCAGGTTCAACCGACCAGTCAACGCCACGAATAAGCATTTCAATTGCTTGAAGCATTGCGCCGATAACAGGGTCGTTGTCGGACATTTCGGTGTAGGCAGCGAACGCTTGTTTGCCTTGCAGTTGGCGAAGGAAGTCTTGACGGATTACGCCGGCGTTTTGATGCAGACCTGATGAGCCGACTTCCATAAAGTCGGTTGATGACGCCTTGGCTTTGGCGACTTCGTTATCGGGAGAGACAGAATCCACAGCGCTACTGTAGCGCATTGAGCGTTGTATTGGTCGGCGCTTCGTTACGCAAATTCATGGCGCTCATTGCTTTGCCGTTGAACCGGCGAATGGCGACAGGCAGATTGTTGGCCACAATACCGATTCGGTTTGACGGTGCGGTGATAGCAAGGAGGTCGTTGTCCTCTTGGTTGTAGTAGCCGGCGTCCGTTAAGGCTTGAGCAGTCGGGAATACGTCAGCGTGCCGGTGGGCGTCTCGGTCAATCAAACCGTCTTGAAGTCCGCCGTACGAGAACACCACACGGAAGTTCGCTGGTAAAGCGCCGGCGTTCAATAGCATCGCAACCTCTTTTGTGTATGCGTAAAACAGAACGTGTGTTCGGTGCTCAGCAATATCAAGCCAGTCGGTTAGGTAACCGGAGTCAAAGAAGTCGCCGGCGTCGTGGATACGTACCGCTTTACCGCCACGCCGAATCCAGTCCGCTAAGTAGGTGTCGTTTGGATCGTGGTCAAGTAGGTGCGGTTGGCCTGTCGGCATAAAGCGTTTACCGCCAACCTCGTCAAGCATCTGCGTTTTCCAAGCGTGCCGTTCGTACAGTACGTACTCAAGGTTTGCAAGGTGGCGTCCGGCGACGTTACTGAACCGGTATGTACCGAACTTCGCATAGCAGACACGGGCGCAAGTACCGGCGTTAGGGCAGGCGTTAAACAGTTCGCCGTTGCTTAGGCGTACAGCGTGAGCCGGTATTGTCCAGTTATAGACGCCGGCTTTTCGCAGTTCGCTGTTTTGGGATAGCAGGGTTTTGTTTGCTAACGGGTTCACGAAACTCTCCAATGTGATGTTTGAGTAAGGCTTATCGGCGCAACGACGGGCGCACGGCGAGCACCGTCAACCATCAGATCAGTAAACGCCCACACCAAAGCGTCAAGCCGGTCAGGTGATGAACTGATATCCGGTATCCAAGAACACAACTGGTCCTCAAGCACCGGGAAAGAACCGACGTGGTGAATACGGTTTTGTTCATAAAGCGCAGCAACGGGTTCAGCACGGGTGCGTTTGCCTCGTGAGGCGTGAACAAGTTTGATCGGTGCGTGTGCGTCAACGGTTCTTAGCAAATGGCGAATCATGTCACCGCCTTGGTTTGCTTCGGCGACTAGCGAGTCCGCTTTGAAAGTGTTGTACGCCGATATCGCTGCGTGCGCCCATTCGCTTGGCGAACCTCGTAACGTCCGGTCATCAAGCAGCCAGCCTTGATTGTTTTGACATATGCCGGCGATAACAATACCGGTTTCGTTGCTGTCCTCGTTATTGGTAACGGCAGGGTCAATGGCGACAACGATTCGTTTCAACGGTGGTGCGCCGGTAACTCGGTTGAGGTCAATGTTGTCACGCTGCCATAGAGCGCCTTCAACGTCCTCAAGTATTTCGGCGTGTAGTTCTTGACGCCCAAGCCGTGTGCCTTCATACCGGCGTTTCATTTCGTTAAGGAAGTCGTTGGCTAGGTTCGCTGAGTTTTCGTATGTTGAACCTCGTGTGATCGCAACGCTTCGGTCGGTTGCTTTCATTAGGCGTTGAATGATCGGTGTTGGCCTTGGCGTTGTTGTGACGACGGCACGTGGGTGATCGCCGATACGCAAGCCGAGCATCAACTGGTCCCAAGCGTCAGGGTAACGCCACGCAGCAAGTTCGTCCGCCCAAGCGAGATCATGGTTTGGTCCACGCAAACGGTCAGGTTCGTCAGCGGAGTACGCACTAGCGGTTGCGCCGTTGTGGAAAGTAATGCGCCGTTTGGAAGGTTCGTAGCGTGGTCGTTGGTCAGGCGGATAGATAGCAAGCAAACCGGATTCGCCTTCAACCATTGTGTCACGAACGTCTGCTGCGGTAGCGCCGACAAGCGCAATATGTTTTGCGTTCCCGGAGTCAACTTGTTCACGAATGAACTCAGCGCCGGTACGAGTTTTACCGAACCCACGACCAGCAAGGATTAGCCAGATACGCCATTGTCCTTCGGGTGTCGTTTGTTTGGGGCGACGCCATAGCGACCAGTCGTATAGGGCGGATAGTTGTTGGGTGGGCGTTAGCGAACCGATGACGTCTGCGAGTTGGTCAGGCGGAAGGTTGGCAAGCAAGCCGGCGAGTGAAAGTTCGTCAGGCATATCGGTTAATCCTTGTTGTCGCCCAGCGTCCTTTACCGTCGTTCAGCGTCGTTTTCGGAAAACGAACGTCGTTGGCGTGTCGCTGTGTCGCTGTGTAAAGCCTACACAGTCTCACAAAGCCGGTTTGATGAGGAGTGTGCGCCGGCGATTGAACGTGCGTTACGAACAGAAAGGTTGAACTACCTCGGCTTATTGTCTGTGAGGCTCTGTTGCTGTGTAAGTCCCAGACAGACCAGACAGCCGGTTTGGCCACGCTCGTTCGTTTTAAGCGCTTAAACCACGTCGGCTTCCCCGTTGGCCAGATCAGAACCGATCTCACGTCAGGAAGCGTTCTAGTGCCGTATTCGGACGATCTCACGCCGGCGTACCCTCGCCGGTTTCTATCACGCCGGCTTCAAGAACGTCTGGC